GTATTTTTCAACTACTAGTTCACGTGCTTCTTTTCTGTCTTTTAAATAATTACTCATAATATTTCTCCTTGTTTCTTGTTAAATTTCTTCTGCCACCATGCAAGCACTTTCGGCACAAACTTCATCGCTATGAAGAGCGCCATGCCAAGTGCAAGCTTGGGTAGCAGGTCATTGTTGTCTTGTTTGCTCATAGATTTGCGTGTCTCTCTTTCTTTAAGCCACGTACAATAATGGCATCAGAAGGTACAGAATCAAAGTCAGGATAATCCCATCTCATTGTCTTACCTGTACTCAATCGCACTAAATTTACTTTTAACTTTCTCATGCCATCCAAGAAAACAGATTTACCTTTTATGCTCACTGACTTTGGATAATGATAAATAAGTTGCGGTCTTGGTTTCTCTCTTGCTTTACTACTCCAACCACCTGCACCAAATCGATTGTTTTTACCTTGTGGGAACTCTAAATAAACTGCTAAGAAATTACCACGCAGTTTCTCCTCATTGTTGTCTTGTTTGCTCATAATGTTTCTCCTTCCACCCTGTCCATGATTGCTTGCAAATTCCATATCTTGCCAGTGGGACATTTCCAAAGATCGAAATCTTCTGACATAGGACTTGCTTGAATGCGGACAAGTTTATTGTCTTGAATGAATTTTTTTGCTTGTTTGCTCATAATTATATCCTTGTTTGTAATTTAAGTTTAAGTTGTTTCTCCTTACATGCTACATGCTTGCATGCCCTCGCTCCGCGAGGCCGTGCCACATGCTTTGCACGCTCCCTTTGCTCTCGTTGTTTCATGCCTTTCTCGCCTATCGCAAGCAAGCGATCCAGAGCGATTGGAAAGAGTTTTGCTGCGTGGTGTGTCATGCTAGTTTCTCCTTTGCTATTTCTTTCTCTAGTTCCTTAATTTCTGCTTGTAACTTTTGTAATTGCTTCTCTGCTTTTCGCTTTTGGTTTTCCCAATAGGATACCTTAGAGTTTAACTCTCTTTTGTTGCAGATAAGTATGTCTGTCTTTGATGGTTTCATGCTAGTTTCCTCTCTTTGTAAGTATTGTTTGTATTGCGATCCAAGCGCCAACAATGGCGTATGGTGCGAGTAGTATTAGGCTAAGTTCGTATTGCATTGTATGGTAAAGTTAGTTGTTTGTAGGTTATGCAATGCCAATTTGATATCCCTTGATCATTGCATTGATTTGCTCAAATAATTCGCGTCTAGTGGTACGATCTAGGATTACGTTAACCCCTCCACCTTCTGCCATGATATCTAAGCGAAATCCTCCATAGGAAGAATCGAGCATGAAATGATTAGGACATGGAATGCATTGACCATGAACCCCCTTGATGAGCTTACCGCTTTTATCCTCTTTGTAGGGAGTTAATGGCCTACCTAGCAAAACGTTCAAGGTGTGGATTTTATCGTCTAGTAATTTTGATGTTACCTTCATGCTCCAACCCCCCTCAAATCTGCATGGATTTTTTTCCATTCTTTGAGAGAATTTGTGTCCTCTAGGTAGCGAGGAACTAGGTCAATCAGTTCAACCATTCTGCCGGAATCTATTAGCCAAATACTAGCAGATATTTTTACAGCGATTTGGCAACGAAGCCAGCGTTTGAAGTCATAAGACCGAATTATTATTTCATTCATATTTTTTGTATTTGTATTGTTTTTGTTTTGAGCAATTAAGCTCTGGATTGTTGTGCCAGTTTTTGGCAATATCGACATCAAACTACAAACGACTAATTGTGTCAACTCTAATCAAAAAAAAACTTTTGAAGAAAGCCGGAATGCTTGATAAACACTGGGCAAGAAAATTTAAAAAAAAGTTTAAAGAAAATTTGGATAAAACAATTTAAAGCGAATTAAAGCAAAATCCATATGCCATTCATATCAAGCCATAGACTGACTCAATCATCCCTCTAGCTATCAAACCAATCCCTAGGCTACAAACAAATGCAAACCCCTACCTAAACCATGCCACTCCCTTAAAGGCTCTCCTTCTACTCCTTAACCCTTACCTATAGCTAACTCCCTTTGCTTTCTCTCTCTCTTTCTCATTCCTCCTTTTAGTCTTTCGTGTGCGCGCACACCTACATGTGTGCGTGCACACAAGGATGACGAAAAATGTATGCAAATTCTTTCTCAAAATTTACCCCAAAATTTACCCCAAAATCTTGCCAAAAATCATCCAGAAATTTACCCCAAAATCTTGCCAGAATTTCCCCCTTACAATCCCCCAAAAATCCATGCAACTTTGACTCGATTCGAGTCCATGAATCATGCCCCAAATCTATGCCAAATCCATGCCAGAATCATGCCCAAAGTCCATGCCAGAATTGACTCGAATCGAGTCCATGATTCATGGTAAATCATGGTAAGGAATCATGCCAGTAATGGGGTAAGAATCATGGTAAGAATGAGCTAGTATTATGGGGAGAATGTGGCATGGAAGTATAGGGAGAATGTGGCATGGAATCATGTAGCCTCTAAGTGTAGCCCTCTAAGTGTAGCCTCTAAGCATTTCTGCCCCCAAGTGGTTTTTTGCTTTACACATGTAAAGCAGTTAAACACTGACCTTCAAGCGGTTACGAAATTTACACAGAACCATGCCATTTTTACCCCTTATATATACTAGAGGCACGCCCTAAAAGCCGGAATCCCAGTGTTTATGCGGTATGGGTTGTCACTAATAATGACAACGCATGCGATTTGCGACTGCATTACAGGTGTAAAGCAAGCAAAGGGGGGGAGGGGGGCAGCCAGCCCGTTTCGCGTTTTTTATATATATGATTACCCCCCACGTAACTTTTTTTGCAATATTGCCCCCTCGTTGGGGGCGTTGCTTGCGCATGGTTACGATAGGGGGGCATACCCACCATACCATCATACTCCCATGCTTGATACCCCCCCATGCCCCACACAGCATGGCCTCGTTTCCGAGGGTATGTGTTTGTAGGGTTGTTGTAGTTTAGCTAGTAGATATGGAGTGTGGTACTTGATTTACTAGGTGAAAGGGAGGTGCTTGGCTTTTATGTGATTACCAAGCAGGCGATGAACATTAACCAGGGCAAATTCCACGAAACCCCGTCACAATACCTTAAAGAGTTACATATCTATGGGCTTATAGATTTTATGCCCTGCATGAATTACTACTTCTTTGCACAGGTCTATAAATTCTTGATCTGTGAGTTTGCCCTTTGCTTGGTTTGCTTCTGGGCATAGTATTTGCAGGTTGCTTAATGAATTATCACCACCACGCGAGGATGGAATGATATGATCATACTCGTAAGTTTTTGGTTTATTAAAGTCAAGTGGTCTACCTGTTAATGCACATGGGAAGTGATCCCCATACTTTGCATGAACATCTTTATAGTTAAAGGTCATAGGTCGTTGAAAGGTTGAAGCTTTAGTAGAAATGGATTTTGCTATTTGCCTGGGTGTACGATTGAGATACCAGGCTTTCTTAGATTGTTTTGTAGGTTTTGGAGCTTTAAAGGTATAGATTTTATTCTCAATTGTACGCTGATGGTTTGGTTTGTTTTCATTTTTTGCTCTTACTTGTTCCCGTGTTTTTTTGCGCAGGGCATAGGATACAGTAGATTTCGAGCATTTTAATTGCTTTGCAATTTGGTTGAAGGTCAGACCTTTTTGCCTGAGTGCTTTGATTTGTTTATTTAGCGGAGTTATCATCATCTGGTGTGATGTCTACTACTTTATCCTCTGATGCTTTGGTTGGTTGTTTTTTAACTTCTTTGGTTGCCCCTTTTAGGATTGAGCGTACTTGATCGGGGGACATATCAGATGAACCGAGAGTTACATTTGCAGATGCTGTAATGTTTGATGGTCTGCCTGACACTGTGAGGAACTTGTCCATGAGGACTGCCACTGCATAGGCAAGGTTCTGTGGAGGTATTTCATCGAGTTTGTTGTGTAAGGTGTTTAGTGAGTCTGCCACCATAGTTGAGAGCTTTGAATTTACTTGGTTGAGGAACTCCTGTTCGGTCATGTCCATACGATAGCGTAGGAAGTTGGCAATGGACTGACGTATTTCTGGATCTTGTTGCTTGAGGATTTCTGCCTCTTTTGTTGCGTTTGATTGTTTAGCTGCAATTTTTGCTGCTGATTTAATTATATTATTTTTTGTCATATCATCACAGAACCCACGTACAGTACCGGGTTTTCTTGATCTTCGTTTATGTAAGTAACCCATTGTTTAGACTTTTTTTCAGAAAATACTTGCATTGTCAAGTGTAAGACTACATAAGGCTACAAATGGAAGTTGATCAAGCACAGAAGGTATTAAAGCGAGCGTGTATGAACTACACGGAGTTTAGTAAGTTGGTGGGTGTAAAACCTGTAACTGTCAGGCTTGCCTTTAGTGGCAAGCGATTGAGCAAGAAGATGGTTAGTTTGCTTGAGGATTTGGAGAGCGAGCAGGGGGACGAGGATGCGAAGGAGGAGAGGGCAAGTATTAAGGAAGGGATGATTAAGCAGACAATGGGAGATGTACGCTTGGCCAAGGTATATATGTTACCTGCTAATCCTTATTTGCGATTTATAGAATTTGATGATGGCACACATGGCAAGTTCCGGGCAAAGCCTGGTAAATTTGGATTGGGTAGTGTGGTCAAGGTTAAGCGAGAAGATGGAGATATGTACACCTTGGAAGGAAACTACGATGGAAAGGACAGATTGATATGAGTGATTGGACAAGGATTGTGACACAACGCAGACTAACAGATGAACCATACCCAAGGAGTAAGTATAAGTGTGAGGACTGTGATAATGGATGGGATGACACAGAAGACCCCACATGTATATGCGAGGATGAAGAGGAAGAGGAAGAGTAGATGTGGATAATACCCAAAACATTATCAGCTTTTGTACCGGATACGGAGGGCTTGAACTTGGCATTAGACGAGCAGGCGTGGATGTGCGAACAGTCGTTAATGTGGAGATCGAAGCCTTCTGCTGCGCCAACATGGCAGCGAAGATTGAAGAAGGGAGGATGGATAACGCACCTATCTGGACGGATCTTAAAACCTTCCCTGCACGAGAGTTTCGTGGAAAAGTACACGGACTCATTGGAGGATATCCATGCCAACCATTCAGTTCAGCAGGGAAGCGAAAAGGAGAAAAAGACCCAAGACACTTATGGCCATACATCCTCAAGCACGTCAGGGCAATTAGACCTGTTTGGTGCTTTTGGGAAAATGTCGCAGGACACACCACGATGGGGTTATGGCGAGTCCTGTCCGATTTGGAAGAAGAAGGTTACCGATGCGCGTGGGGCATATTCAGCGCGGAAGAAGTTGGCGCTCCACACCAAAGGAAACGAGTGTTCATCCTGGCCTACCGCAAGTGCGAGGGATCACAAGGGTGGATATACGGGGGGCAGAATAAGGAACGGGAAGGTATCGATGGATACTCTAGATGTGGCGGTACAAGCACACACAAAGGGAGGGATTCTGGACACATGGGCAACTCCACAAGCAAGCGACCACATCGAGGGAGCGAGAACTGCGAAGGAGAGCAATCAGAAGTGCTTGGGGAGAGACTTGAATCAGCAGAATTGGCCAACCCCACGAGCAGGCAACCCAGGCAGTCGCAAGCCCGGAACGGGGGGCAAGATACTAGCGGAGGAAGCGAAGAAACACAATGGCCTGCAAGACCAGGAGAAGAGCAATACGAGTGGGAAGAACCACGGGTCGTGGCCGACTCCAAAGGAACTAGACAGTCGCAAGCAAAGACCATTGACGAACGGCAAGAATCAAAGCCTGACAACGGGGACAGTATACGGAACATTCCTAAATCAGAAAGTAGACGAGACGGGCAAGTCAACTGCCAAGCTCAATCCAAATTGGACGGAGAGTCTCATGCTGGGCAGAGGCATGACAGGGTGGACGCAATTGCCAACCGAGTGGATCGTCTCCGACTCTTAGGAAATGGTGTATGCCCCCAAACAGCAGAACTAGCATGGAAGACTTTATGGAAGGAAATGAATGCTCAGTAAGTTACGCAGAAATGAACGAAGCTTGGCACAGATTTTGGAACAAGAATCAATTGGCAATCAATACACGTGGCACAGTGTATCGGACAACGATACCACGCAAGATGCCCCACCAGGGAAAATTTGACATCGTAAATCATGGAAGACGCAAAAAGGCAATTTATACATGAGTTGAAAAACTTGATCCATCGCTGGTCAGAGGAATCTGACTTGGAGGATTCTGATTTATTGAACTGCATGAATGATGCCGTGGATGAATATTTTGAGGAGGATGTTGTGGATTTTGAATGCGACATGGAACTAGAGGAGGATGAAGAATGAATGTATATGCACCAACAGGCGAGAAACTAGAGAGCTGGCCACTATGGGTGAGGAGATTAACAGATGAAGGTATGGTTCTTAAAAGTCGGGTCATGGAATTGGAAAAGGAGAATAAAGAACTTTCCAAGGAGGTGACTGACTTGAAGGTTAGGTGCTGTGATATATGGAAGCAGTTAACTGAGGAACAAGCTCGTAATGTTAAGTGAAAGTACCCAAGGGCTACAATCCGATCTTTTGGAAAAAATACGGGCGAGCGATATCCGAATCTCATGCCAAATTACCGAGGTGCAATTACAAAAAGCTAGGGCCACCACCCTTGCAATTAAGCCAAGAGACGTTGGAGAAGATACGGAAGGCTGGACAATTGGTGAAAAGGAAATCCCGTGCAACTCGCTCGAAGAAGCAATCATCGTAGGTATTGAAATATTAAATCGTGGGTAAGATAACTACAGAGGATATAGATGCGGCTTGTGCTTGTTTAGATGCAGGTATTGCACGAATGGAAAGTATGGATGCAGCTAAAATCATGGAGCATTGGGATTTAATTAGTTGGAGAAAAGAACTCAAGTCATTGAAGAAAGTGTATTATTACCTACATTCAAAGACTCAATTAAAGTAATGGGTAAAATAACCTATGCAGACGAAATAGACGCACGCTTTGGCGTGCCTTGGACAGATGACTTTAAGTATGATAGAGGAGAGTTAAAGTGTGCATTGTCAGATGAGGAGATAGACAAGCTTGCTGTACAAGATCCTGTACGAGCAGAAACACTTACACGCTTGCTCCTCGATCAACCAAACAGCGAGAAGGAAGATCCAATCGAATGGGGTTGGACTCTTCCTGGGTGGCGCAGAGTGATGGAAAATTGGAAGGATACAAAGATACATGTTTGCCTCGGAGGGAATCGTTCATCAAAGACAACCTTCGCATCTCGCTTACTTGTTCACTTGGCGCAGAACATACCCGAAGCAGAGATACGTTCCATGCATGTCAGTGAGGAAAGAAGTATATCAGATTCACAGCGTTATATATGGGACTCGCTTCCAGCTAGGTACAAGAGAAGCAAGAAGAAGAGTGAGAATCATAGCTTACAATACACACAGAAGAATGGATTTAATGCAGGGAAAGCAATTCTACCACCCACCCATCCAGATGCAGAGCGTGGGAGTACGATATACTTTAATAACTACAGGCAGTACATGGCAGACCCACAAATCTTCGAGGGATGGGCAGCCCATGCAATACATGCAGATGAAGAGATTCCTGAGAATATTTTTAACACGCTATTGGCAAGGCTTACAGATAATCATGGTCGCTTGATTTTGACCTTTACTACCCTGCAAGGATACACGCCATTAGTTAATAGTTTATTGAAAGGAGCTACGACAGTCAGGTCAAAGTACTCTGCGTTAATGGATAAGGAACTGCCCTTGGAACAAGTGTCTGCGAATTGGCCTGACTGTCGCATATATTACTTTTGGTCACAGGATTCACCCTTTGTAGATTCCAATGAACTTGTACGTACCTACAGCAAGCAACCACAGGAGGTAAAGCTTGCTCGATTATTTGGCATTCCAAGCAAAAGCTTTGAAGGGAAGTTCCCAAAATTTCAGCGTGAGACCAATGTAATAGAACATAGCAAGATTCCTTTTGTCCTTGATCCATCTGTAAATGTAACACGTTACTTTATCTGCGATCCAGGTGGTAGTAAACCTTGGGTTGGATTATGGGCAGGGGTGACAAAAAACAAGAATATATATATTTATCGGGAGTTCCCTGACAGTACGATGGGGGCATGGGCTATTCCACATATTAATGGTGCTGGTAAAGCAGTGGGCAAGCCTGGCCCTGGACAACGTCCTCTAGGTTGGGGGTACTCAGACTACTTATCCTATTTTGAAGCACAAGAAGATGGTGAGGAGATATTTGAGCGAATAGTTGACCCACGAATGGGTGCAGCCACAGTGCGTACCAAGGAAGGGGAGAGTAATATAATTAACACGATGAGTAACATGGGATTTGTGATGCGTGCTGCACCAGGTGTGTCCATAGACTCAGGTATTGCCAAGATCAATGATGCACTTAGCTGGGATGATACAGAACCCATGACAGACAAGAATTGCCCCAAGCTTTACTTCTCTGATCACTGCGAGAATACAATATCTTCCATGCTTGAATATGCTGGAGAGAGTAAGAGTGATTACTTCTCTGACCAAATTGATTGCCTGCGATATTTATTTGTAAGTGGAGCAGACCATGTCACCCATCGTGACATTCAGGTCACAGGTGGTGGTGGTTATTAAGTTGACTACATAAGGGGGCTAATGTAGCTTTATGCTACACTATGCTCTCTGCAAGCGATCCAGAATTATTATATGTCTCCAAAGAGCCTGACATTGCCTACCTTAGTGAAGCTTTCAAGCGTACACAAAGCGACTTGGGTGAATGGTTAGATCGTAGACAACGAGATTACGATGTCCGTAATTGTTTATGGGCAGGCAAGAGTGATGACTTTAAGAAGCACGCAAGCCAGAGTTCAACAGGGGAGGTATTCCCGTGGGAATCAAGCTCCGATCAAGAAGTTCGCATGTGCGATGAATTGATTACTTGCCGAGTGGCAATGTCAATGAATGCAATTAGACGTGGTCACATTGTAGCCACACCCACAGAATCAAGTGATGTTGAGCGTGCCAATGTGGTATCCATGTTTTTACGATGGTTAATTAATTCTAAGATGCAGGAGTTTTATCCTGAGATTGAACTTGGATTAAATCATCTTTTTGAAAAAGGTATGATGGTTCATTAT